AATAAAGGCATAGTAAATGACAAAGATTTGATTGTTCACCATAAGGTAGAGCTAAAAGAGGACTGGGGTAAAAGACTGGATATGGATAATTTAGAGGTAGTGTGTATCGGGTGTCACAATAAAATTCACAAAAATTAATTTTCAGGAAATAATTCTTTATAAAATTAACGGGGCGATATAAAAACCCTGTGGCTCTAGGATTAGAGTTAAACGAGCCGGCCTCATTTCCGACCAATTTCCCAAAATAGAAATGTTTCACGCGATGTTTCACGCCAAAATAAGTAAGGAGGTGCTGATATGGCGGGTAGAAAGCCTAAATTAAACGCTACAAAACAAGGTCATAGAACTAAAGAAGAATTAGAGCAAGCTGATTATAAAGAAAACGGCTTAAAAAAGTTTGAGAAGATTAATGTCGATTCTGTACCAGAAGGATTAACCGAAAATGCAGCGAAAGAGTGGTTGAGAGTTGTACCATTACTTGAACAATTACCGATAGCTGATTTAGATTACTCACTTATCAAGAAATACTGCGAAGTATTAGATCAAAATGATACTTTATATCGCTCAATAAGTCAGAAAAATGGTATTGAAGGTATAGTTGACCCAGAAACTAATCGTAAAACTGGCGCTTTCATGGCATATATGGAATCGTTGAAAGAGTTACGTTCTATTTGTGGACAATTAGGAATGACTATTGATTCACGTATGCGATTGGTTGTACCGACTGAAAGCGAAGTTAAGCAATCTGTGTACGATGAATTTGGTGTTGATGAAGATGACTAACGTTAAGATACCTAAAGCATATGAAGAATTTTTGAATATACCGAATGAATACAGAGACGATGCTTATAAATATTGCGTTATGGTATTATCTGGTGCTTACATTACATGTAAAGATACTAGACTTGCTTGTATACGTCATTTAAAGGACATACACAGATCAATAGAAAGTTCTGAATGGAATTATACCTATAAGCCTAAACGAGCTAAAAAGGTTATTAAATTCGTTGAGGCGTTACCTGACACAAAAGGTAATATTAACAAACTAGGATTATTCCAAAAGTTCATTATTGCTAGTGTAAGAGGTTGGTTTACGAAAGATACGGATATGTTGAGATTTAAAAAAGCCTTTATATCTATGGCACGTAAGCAAGGTAAGTCCATTCTAGTAAGTGGCTTAGTATTATATGCTTTCTTATTTGATAAAGAGCCTAAAGAAGGTCGACAAATGTTTACTGCTGCCAATGACAAATCTCAAGCAAGTATCGTGTTTAATATGGTAGCGAAACAGTTGATGTATTTCGTATCTAAAGTACCTGAACTTAAAAAAGACGTTAAAAAGGTACGTGAATTACTTACACATACAAAAGATGGCTCGTATATCCGCCCTTTATCTCGTGATACGGGAGCAGTTGACGGTTTCGAACCGTTCTTGGCGGTCATAGACGAATATCATGCAGCTAAAACAAATGAAATGTTAGAGCTTATCCAGTCTGGTCAAGGTAACTTAATGCAATCGTTGATATTCATTATCTCTACTGCTGGTTTTAACTTGAATGCGCCTATGTATACAGATGAATGGCCATATGCAAAAGATATATTGTCTGAAGTATACACTGACGATGAATATTTTGCAGTGATCTACGAACAAGATAGTGAAGATGAATGGCAAGACAGCACAACGTGGGCTAAATCCAATCCGTTGATTAATGAAACGGATGAATTGAAAGAACAAATTGAAGAATTCTTAGAGAAACGTGTGGCAGAAGCTACGAAAAAGAATTCAATTTTCAGAGTTCTAGTTAAGAATTTTAATTATTGGATGCAAGCAAGTACAGAGTCCTACTTAGATTTCAACGATTGGAAAAAGAATGAAATAGATTTTGATATACATGGCTCTAAAACATATATTGGTTTAGACTTGTCGCGTGCTGATGATTTAACCGCAGTATCATTTGTTCATCTTAATGAAGATAATCAAGAGTATTATGTAACCAGTCATTCGTTTGTTGCTACTAAAGGCGGATTAGACGGAAAGATTGATAGAGACTTTATCGATTACAGACAACTTGCAGAAAATGGTTATTGTACGATTACCGATTTGCAAAGCGGTATTATCAATACTGACCAAGTTTTAAATTACATTGAGAATTATATCGACCAATATAAATTAGATGTACAAGCACTATGCTATGATCCTTACTCAATACATGGTGTTATTGCAGAAATCGAACGTAGAGATTGGTCTTATGATTTAGTAGAAATCAGACAAGGACCGCAAACGTTATCTAATCCGATATTAGATTTTAGATTGAAAGTAATTAACGGTGACATCAAACATCATAAAAATCCATTGTTAGACATTGCAGTCAAAAATGCAGTGGCAAAAGATACCAATGACTCATTAATGATTGAAAAGAAGATGAACCGAGAAAAAATAGATCCACTTATGGCTACCATATTTGCTTATGTGATGGCTTGTGAACATGAATGGGATACAGAAACTTTAATGCCATTGTTCTTATAGGAGGTGTGATGATGAAAAAATTCTTATACGCATTTGTAGTAATACTATTATTAGTTGTGGGTTTAATAGGGCTGTTCTACGGTTTGTTTATACTTTGGCAACCTTTAGCTTATATTATTGGGGGGTTGTTGCTTATCGGTCTCTCTGGCGTTTTAAATCAAGCATATGACAACACCTCGATGAGTCGGAAAGGGGGTGACAGTTAATGCCATTACTTGATTTAGGGTTTACAAGCAAACAAGAAAAGATGAACAGAGATTTAGAGAGATTGTTGTATTGGCAAGAACATGGCACACATTCAAGCTATGTTGGTATAAACGCGTTACGAAACAGTGATGTATTTACTGCTACACGAATTATTTCAGCAGACATTGCAAGTACTAAATTAAAGGTTAAAGGTCATGAAACAAATACTGTGATGAACCAAATATTGGATTTGTTCAACAATAATCCACATTCAGACTTACCAGGTTGGCACTTTAAGTTTATAATCATCGCCAACATGTTACTCAATGGACAATCTTTTGTTGAAATTGTACGTGATAAAAATGACTTCCCCGTAGGCTTTCACTTCTTACATAATGATTTAGTAGGAGTTGAAGAAAAAGACGGAGATATTGTCTACAACGTGAGCGAAGATGTGGAAGGTAACGCTGCAAAGATAACCAGTGAGGATATATTGCACTTTAGATACATTACATTAGATGGATATGTGGGTTATAGTCCTTTGTATGCACTAGCACATGAGATTGGTATATCACAAGGATCTAAGAGTTTCTTGCGTAATTTCTTTGACAATGGCGGTACATCAACATCAGTGTTGAAGTATAAAAAAGGGCAAATCAATGCTGAACAATTAAGAGAATTGAAAAAGAACTTTTCAGAAAGTCAATTAAAAAACAATGGTGGTTTAGTTGCTATCGATGACACAATGGAATTTAACAGACTACAAATTCCAGTCGAAGTTTTAAACTTCTTAAACAGTTATAAGTTTAGTACGTCTCAAGTTGCTAAAGCATTTGGTTTACCAGTATCTAAGTTAGGTATTGAAACAGTCAATACGTCTATTACACAAGCAAATCTTGAGTATCTTCAAAGTACATTAGATCCAATATTTAAGATGATGATTGCAGAACTTGAAACAAAAATATTTAAATTCATTGATTCTGGTTACGAATTAGAGTTTGACTCATCACGTCTCATCGACATTGATCCAGAGCTACAATTACAACGTATTACTGAATTGCATAGTAAAGGGATTATTTCAACAGACGAAGCAAGAAGTGTATTTGGTTATCAACCTATCGAACATGGTGAACAACCATTGGTTGACCTTAACAGAGCGCCTCTTAACACATTAGAAAATTACCAAAAATCGAAGATTGATAAAGAAGTCGAAAAGAACTCCATTAAAGGGGGTGATGAGTATGACGAATAGTAACGTTGACACTGGGCAGCAAGACATGGTTGTTGAAGGTTACGCAATTATCTTTAATTCAATGAGTGATGACTTGGGTGGATTTAGAGAAATTGTAGCGCCAAATGCCTTAGACGGTGTAGATGTAAGCGATGTGAAATGTCTAATCAATCATGATTTCAGTTATGTTATAGGACGAACACAAGCAGGAACGCTTGAGTTACAGGTGGATGAAAAAGGGCTATACTTTAAATGCCACTTACCTAATACATCATACGCTAGAGATATTTATGAGAATATTAAAGCGGGTAACGTAAACCAGTGTAGTTTCTTTTACACATTACCACCTAATGATTCAACAGCTCGTACATGGCAAAATATAGATAATGAGTATGTTCAAACCATAAATAAAATTGATGAACTTATTGAAGTTAGCATTGTTACAGTGCCAGCCTATAAAGATACATCGGTTGAAGTCGGTCAACGTGCAAAAGATTTTAAAAAGTTTAAACAATTAGAACAAATGAAAATAGCACTAGACATTGAAAGCCTTCGTTTTGAAACGTGAGGCTATTTTTTATGAACAAATTTAATAAGGAGTGATATTGCATGGCCAATTTAGATGAGCGCAAAAAAGAAATCGCTAGTCTGATTTCTAAAGCGCAAGAAGCAGTCGAAAAGGGCGACCTTGAAACTGCACGTAATTTAAAAGCTGATATTGATGCACAGAAAAAAGAGTTTGAAGAACTCGAACAGCTTTCAAAAGAAATTGAAGCATCAGCACCTAAGCAAGAAGAAGTACCACAAAAAGATGAAGGTGCAGAAGAAACTGATAACAAAGCAGCAGAAGAAAAAGAAGATACATCTGTTGATGATGCTAAAGGCGAAGAAAAGTCAGATGATAAACCATCAAATGACGACAAACCATCTTCAGAAGAAAAACCAGAACCACCAGCTATCGAAAAAGTAGAAGAACCATCAGAAGAAGAATTAGAAGAAAAAAAAGAAAAAAACAAAAGAGAAGGAGCGAAACGTTCTATGGCGAAATTAAATCAAAATCCAGAGGAAAGCTTAGAAGTACAAGGCTTTGAACAGTACATGAAATCTAAAGGAGAGAAACGTGACAACGTTAAATCAGATGACGTTGGTGTAACTATCCCAGAAGATATTAAA